GCCCTGTAAATAGTGATATCATTGAATGCGTATTTAGAAAAAATAGAAATGGTTTTATGGGAGACTTTTTAGTACAGGTAGATTTTGATAAAGGATATTACAGATATAAAGACTATGAAGACAAATAATATTTATACCGAAGATCAAATTAGACGAGTTCTTATTGGTTCAGGAGTAAATATTGAAACTGAATTTGGTAATGACTTTATAATCTTCTGTCCATATCACAACAACAGCAGAACTCCTGCTGGAGAAGTAGCCAAAGATAGTGGGCTATTCTTTTGTTTTGGTTGTCAAACAACTAAAAACTTAGAAGAGTTTGTTATGCATATGTCAAATAGGACATACTTTGAAACTGTTCGATATATAAAAAGTAAAGAGCAAGAGCATAATATTGAGATGTTAGTTAATAAAAAGCTAATCGCCTTACCAGAGTTTGTTCAGTATGACGAATCCATTCTTGATAGATTACATGATCAGTTATTATTATCAGACACAGCAAAGTCTTATCTACATGGTAGAAAGATAACTATGGATTCAATGAAAAAGTTTTCTTTAGGCTACTCAGAAAAACAAGGAATGGTTACTATTCCAGTAGAGTCACCTGACGGAATGAAGATTGGCTTTGTAGGAAGATCTATAGAAGGTAAGGAGTTTAAAAATACTCCAGGATTGCCTAAAGGAAAAGTTTTGTTTAACTTGCACAGAGTTAAAAGTTCTAGTATAGTGTATGTAGTCGAATCATCTTTTGATGCAATTCGATTAGACCAAATAGGTTTCCCAGCAGTCGCAACGTTGGGTGCTAATGTATCTATTTCACAAATTAGATTATTAGAAAAGTACTTCAATAATGTCGTACTAGTAGCGGATAATGATGAGGCTGGTAGCATAATGAAAGATAAGCTAATTGAAAAGCTTGGGTCTTTGGTTAGTGTTATCACCTTAGAAAAACAATATAAAGACATAGGTGATATGGATGATCAGTCAATCAGGAACTTAGAGTTTCAGTTTGACAAGTCTATATTGTCTATGCTAAACTAATATAAACAACACGAAGGAGAAAAAGATGAGCGTAGTAAAGGGACTCAAAAACATCAATGCCCTGCTCGACAAGCCAAAGTATGACGAAAACTCACCAAAGGTAAGATGGTTAAAGCTTTCGGATGGACAATCAGTAAAGATTCGATTCATTGAAGAATTGGATGAAGACTCTGCAAATTATAATGCAGAACGTGGCTTAGCACTAGTTGTTAAGGAACACACAAATCCAAAAGACTATAAGCGCAAAGCTGTAGACACTATGGACACAGAAGGCCGTGACTGGGCTGAAGAAATGCATCGCAAAGATGTAAAGGCTGGCTGGAGAGCCCGTCTTCGTTTTTATTGCAATGTACTTGTAGATGATGGAATCGAAGCTCCATATGTAGCAATTTGGAATATGGGAATTAGCAAACAGTCATCGTTTAATACTATTCGTGAGTATGCTCTAGAAACTGGAAGCATCTCAAATGTTGTATGGAGACTAAAGCGTAATGGTCAGGGAACTGAAACTAATTACACTCTTATTCCATCAGCACCAGATAAGGAGCCGTTTGCATGGGGAGAAGTTAAGCCTTATCCTCTTGAAGCAGCACTAAAGAAAATTCCTTATGCTGAGCAAGAAGCGTTCTATTTGGGCTTTGATAGTCCATCTACAACTTCATCTACCAATACAGACTGGTAAGAATGAGTTACGTAGGCTTACATGTTCACACACATTACTCCCTGTTTGATGGCATCGCTACGCCAGAAGAGTATGTAAAACGTGCAGTAGATCTCGGTATGACATCAATTGCCATTACCGATCACGGAACTTTATCGGGGCACCGTGAACTATACCGTGTTGCTAAAGCAAACGGGATCAAGCCTATACTTGGCGTAGAAGGATATATGTGTTCTGACAGATTTGATACTAGAGATAAATCTGAAAGAGAAGGTCAACAGGACTTAGTTTATAACCACATTATTCTTCTCGCTAAGAACCAAATTGGTTTAGAAAACCTAAACAAGATTAATGAAATTGCATGGACTGAAGGTTACTTTAAGAAGCCAAGGTTTGACTTTGAAATACTTGAAAAGTATAAAGAGGGAATCATTGTAACTTCTGCTTGCCCAAGTAGTGTAATAGTAAAAGCTCTTGAAGAACAAGAGTTTGCGCTAGCCAAGAAACATATCAAATGGTTTAAAGATACCTTTGGTAGTGATTACTATATTGAGGTAATGCCACACAATGAAGCAGAGATTAATAAACAGCTAATTGAACTTGCTGATGAATTTAAAATTAAAGTAGTTGTAACTCCAGACTGCCACCATGTAGATGAATCTCAAAAAGAAGTTCAAGAGTTTAAGCTTCTAATGAATACTCATGCTAAGGTTCAAAAAGATACAACATATGATAAGTCTAAGAAGCAACCAGACATGATGAAAAGACTTGACTATCTGTATGGAGAAGATCGTCAAATTACTTTTAATAAGTTTGACATTCACCTTCTTTCATATGAAGAGATGAAGGCTGCTATGGAATTGCAGGGTATCGATAGACCAGACATCTATTCCAACACACTATTGCTTGCAGACACAGTAGAAGATTATGACATTAAAGATGGAATGAATCTGCTACCAGTTCAATACAAGAGTCCAGACAAAGAGTTAAAGAACATTTCTCTTGAAGGATTGGTTACTCGTGGACTATCTGACAACAAAGAATACCTTGACAGACTTGATGAAGAACTTGAGATCATTAAAAATAAAAAGTTTGCACCTTACTTCCTTGTAGTTCAAAGCATGATTGCTTGGGCTAAGAAAGAAGGAATCATGGTTGGTCCAGGTCGAGGATCTGCTGCTGGGTCTTTAGTTTGTTATGCTCTTGGCATTACAGATGTAGATCCAATTAAACATGGACTATTGTTTTTCCGTTTTATTAATCCAGATCGTAATGACTTTCCAGATATCGATACAGATATTCAAGACACTCGTCGTGATGAAGTTAAAGATTATTTAGTTAGACAATACAGACACGTTGCATCTATTGCTACATTCTTACAGTTTAGAGGTAAGGGAGTAGTTCGAGATGTGTCAAGAGTTTTAAACATTCCACTATCAGATGTTAACAAGGTTTTAAAGTATGTTGATACTTGGGATGAGTTCTGTACATCAAAAACAACAAGAGAATTTAGAGAAAAGTATCCAGAGGTGGAGATATATGGTGAACAACTTCGTGGTCGTATTCGTGGTACTGGTATACACGCTGCTGGTGTGGTCACTAGCAAAGATCCAATTTTTAGGTATGCTCCGATGGAAACGAGATCTTCTCCTGGGAACGATGAACGCATACCTGTGGTTGGTGTTGATATGGAGGAGGCTGAACGGATTGGTCTCATCAAAATCGATGCACTTGGACTAAAAACCCTAAGTGTAATTCAAGATGCAGTTGCGATGATTAAAGAAAACCATTATGTAGATGTTAATCTCTTATCATTAAACATGGAAGATGCTAATATTTATCAAATGCTTTCTGATGGGTACACTAAAGGTGTATTCCAGTGTGAAGCAAGTCCATACACAAACCTTCTTATAAAGATGGGTGTTAAAAACTTTAACGAACTTGCTGCTTCAAATGCCTTGGTTCGCCCAGGAGCTATGAACACAATTGGTAAAGATTATATTGATCGCAAACATGGAAAACAAGCGGTATCATATACTCACCAGATCATGAAAGAATTTACGGAGGATACTTATGGTTGCGTTTTATACCAAGAACAAGTTATGCAGGCATGCGTACACCTTGGAGGCATGTCCATGTCGGAAGCAGATAAAGTTAGAAAGATCATTGGAAAGAAAAAGGATGCTAAAGAGTTTGATGTATTCCAAGACAAATTCATTAAAGGTGCTTCTGCCTATATTAGTCCCAATCAGGCTCTTGATCTATGGCATGACTTTGAAGCGCATGCGGGGTATTCGTTCAACAAATCCCATGCGGTTGCTTATTCTACGCTCTCGTATTGGACGGCGTGGTTAAAGTTCTACTATCCTCTTGAGTTTATGTTTGCCCTTCTTAAAAATGAGAAGGATAAAGATGGTCGCACAGAGTATCTAATCGAAGCAAAGCGTATGGGAATTTCTGTTAAGCTTCCACACATTAATGATTCTGACTTTGATTTTAAAATTGAGGGCAAGGGAATTAGATTTGGTTTGACTGGTATTAAATATATATCAACTAACATTGCTGAAAAGTATGTTGCTGCTAGACCATTTAGGTCTTATAAAGAACTTGAAGAGTTTACCTTTACAAAAGGCAACGGAGTAAATAGTCGTGCACTTCAAGCACTAAGAGTTATTGGTGCTGCGACCTTTGAGGATAACCCTAGAAATGATGAAGAGATTAAAGACAATCTATATGAATACTTAAACCTCCCAGAGTTTAATATTACGATTCCTTCTCATTACTATGCGTTTATTCAAGACACAACTGACTTTGAAGAAAAAGGTTCTTATATTTTATTAGGTATGGTTAAATCTATTAAACGAGGAAAAGGATGGTCAAGAGTTGAAATTCTGGACAAGACTGGTAGTGTTGGGATATTTGATGAAGAAGGAACGACGATTGAGACTGGTCGCACTTACTTGGTTCTCTGTAATGACAACAGGATTGTTTCTGCAGTTCCTGCTGACGAAATAAAAGGATCTTCAAATGCTCTTGTAAAATTCTTAGGGTATAAACAACTTCCATATACAGACGAAGAAATGTTTGTGGTATCCTTTAAACCTAGAGTAACTAAAACAGGAAAAAAGATGGCTTCATTAACATTAGCGGATACTAGTAGAGATCTACATTCTATTACAGTATTTCCTACTTCGTTCGCAAAAGCTTATATGCATATTGAAGAAGGCAAGTCTTATAAATTTAGTTTTGGTAAAACAAAAGACGGAACAGTAATCTTGGAGGATATACATGTATGATCACGTTTTTGACAATTTAGCGATTGAGTTACATAAGAATGCAACAGAGAAAGGGTTCTGGCCTGATCTAGAAGATGTTGATGATATCTTTATTGCAAAGCAACTTATGATGATTGTTTCTGAGGTAACAGAAGTAATGGAAGCAATTCGCAAAGATAAAGGTGAAGAAGAAATTACAAAAGAGTTTGCAGATATCTTAATCAGAACACTTGATTTATACGCAGGAGTTGTGGATGCAGGATACACTAATCTTTCATTAGACCAAGCTTTAAGAGAAAAAGTAGACTTTAATAAAACTAGACCAGAAAAACATGGGGTAAGATTTTAATGGTAACAATAGAAGAAGTTCTAGCACAGCTTAGTCCAAAACTAAGAAAAACAATTATGGCTGGAGATTCTATGCCAGCAACAGAATATGCAGCAACCCCTAGTTTCGGTTTAAACCGTGCTCTTAACGGTGGCCTTCCCTATGGTAGACAAGTGTTGATATGGGGCTCAAAGTCCTCCGCAAAGTCCTCTCTATGCCTTCAGATGATAGGTATAGCACAGAAGGAAGGAAAGATCTGTGCATGGATTGATGCAGAAATGTCATACGATAAAAATTGGGCAGAAAGCCTTGGGGTAGATACATCAAAGCTGATCGTCTCACAATGTAGGACAATCAATGAAATGGTAGACATTGGAACAAATCTAATGAATGCTGGAGTTGATATGATTGTTGTTGATAGTATTACTTCTCTTCTTCCAGCAATCTACTTTGAAAAAGATTCGGAAGAACTAAAGCAACTTGAGAATACTAAACAAATCGGTGCAGAGTCTCGTGACTTTAGTAACGCATGGAAGATGTTAAACTATGCTAACAATAAAGTCAAACCTACTATGCTTGTTCTAATTTCTCAATCAAGAAATAATATTAGTGCTATGTATACAAGCCAACAGCCAACAGGTGGTCAAGCAACTAAGTTTTACTCGTCATCTATTATTAAGCTGTTCTCATCAGAGTCAGACAATCAGGCTATTAAGGGAAAGATTCAGATAGGAGATAAACTAATTGAAGAAAAAATTGGTAGAAAGATTCTTTGGCAACTTCAGTTTTCCAAAACATCTCCAGGGTTTCAATCTGGTGAGTATGATTTTTACTTTAGAGGTAACGATATTGGTATTGATTCCATTGGTGACCTTGTTGATACCGCAGAATTTGTAGGCTTGGTTAATCGTACAGGAGCATGGTATCAGCTTGAAGATGGTTCTAAGGTGCAAGGTAGAGAAGGTTTTGTTAACAGAGTTAAAGAAGATCTTGATCTACAAGAGTCATTAAAAAAGAAGTTAATGAATGGCTGAAAAAGAGTTTACAATTTTTGCAGGACAGGCAATTTGTCAGAAATGCAAAGAAGATGTTTTATCTTTAAGACTTTGGGCTGGCACAGGAGATGTCACTTGGATGTGTAGTAAAAAACATATATCTAAGGTGGCTCTTGTACCAGTAAAAAAGAAAAAGAAAGACTTTGCAGATGAGTGAGCGTTCTGAATCTAAAAGAATTGGTGCTAAGCAGCATAAAAATTCAGGACGTAATACCCATAAAGGAGATGCTACATGGAGAAACTTCACTGTAGATTTTAAGGAATATCCAAAGGGTATTACAATCAATAAAGATAACTGGGCAAAAGCAGTAACTGATGCAATTAGAAACGGTAATGATCCAGCAATATTTATTGTCCTTGGCGATGGTAATTCAAAGGTAAGATTAGCAGTAATAGAAGTAGAGATGCTTGAGCAACTAACAGAGGGGTATGATGATGGAACCGCAAAACACAACGATTGAAATGGTTAATGGTTTGTCTGAGATAGCAGACTATATGAATGACGATGAACTAACAACTGCTTTAACAATGATTGCTAAAATTATTATTAAACCAGATATCCCTATTCAGGTTGCAAGCCTTGAGATTGTTAGACTTCAAGCAATTGCAGCAAAGATGTCCTTAAAGGCTACGTGGATGGCTAATGTTGATAAAAGCGACAGGGCAAAAAAGAACATATATTACACAGCAGCAGAAGCAATAAATGATCTAGTTTCAGCACTTAAATACATAATGCGCTAAACCATTTACTGGTATACTTATATAAACAAGGGAATAAAATGACAAAAAATTTATTACAGCAAATTATGATTAGAGAAGTAGAAACTCCAGAGCAGATAGATGCTAAGGAATTAATCAAGGTAATTGAACAAGGATATCTTGTTGGGCGTGAACCAAAGCATACTCAAAAGAAAACCTTTGGACCATCTACTATTGCTTACGGGCATGGAGAATGCCCAAGATACTGGTACCTAGCTTTTGAGGGTGCGATCTTTGAAGACAATGCAGATCCTTATGGCGTAGCAAATATGACCAATGGAACTTTATCTCATGGACGTATCGAAGCAGCATTTAAAAACTCTGGTATCTCTGTTGATTCAGAATTTAAAATATTCAATGATGATCCACCAATTTTTGGTTATGTAGATAACCTAATTAATTGGAAGGGTGAAGACATTGTAGTTGAAGTTAAGACAACTAACAACGAAGTCTTTGAGTATCGCAAGAGAACTAATAAGCCTAAGATGGGGCATGTTGTTCAGATCCTTATTTATATGAAGATCCTTAAAAAGTCTAAGGGTATTTTAGTTTATGAAAACAAGAATAACCATGAGCTATTAATCATTCCAGTAGAGGTTAATGACAACTATAGAAACTGGATTGATCAAGCTTTTGAGTGGATGAGAGTGGTCCGTAAGAATTGGGAAGATAAAACTTTACCAACCAAGAACTATAGATCAAACTCCAAGATATGTAAAAACTGTCCAATCAAAAAAGCATGTACAGAAGCAGGGGTGGGCGTAGTCAAGATAGCATCCCTAAAGGAACTGAGTGAAACTATGTAATCGTTGTGATACATACTTTAAACCTAGAGTAAGTTATCAGATATATTGTAGCGACATTTGTAGAGAACAATCTACAAAAGAAAAGATTGCCGAAAGGTATCTTGCTACTAGACGACAAAAAAGATATGGCAAAAAAAGAAATTGTCTTGGGGGATGTGGAATATCACTATCAATGTATAATGATTCTGGATTCTGTGCTAATTGTAATGTAAGTGAAAAAGCAGTTAATAAAATGATCAAAGAGTTAAAGGGGTTCATTGATTATGAGCAAGAATAAATGGGGGTATGCTGTACAACCAAATACCTTTTGTGCCATTGATGCTAGTACTAACAGCCTTGCCTTTGCTTTGTTTAGTACCAAAGAAGGCACTCTTGGATCAGTAGGAAAGATTAATTTTGAAGGCAATGATATCTATGAAAAGGTTATGGATGCAGGGCAAAAGGTAAAAGCATTCCTTGATTTCTATAATGGATTTGAAGCAATCATTATTGAACATACCGTTTTTATGAATAGTCCTAAAACTGCTGCTGATCTTGCTTTAGTTCAAGGAGCTATCCTAGGTGCTGCTGGTCAATCTGGAACAAAAGTTATTGGAAAAGTTTCTCCGATTACTTGGCAAAATTATTTAGGAAATAAGAAAATGTCAAAAGAAGATCAGGCTTTAATTAGATCTGCTCATCCAGGCAAGTCTGTTTCTTGGTACAAAACATATGAAAGAAACCTTAGAAAAGAAAGAACTATTACAATGGTTAATACTATTTATGATAGATCTATTAATGATAATGATGTTGCTGATGCTTGCGGTATTGGGCATTGGGCATTAAAAAACTGGGATAAAGCGATAGGAGTTGACAAATAATATTATGTCTGCTAAACTATATACAAGCAACTTATGGTTACGTAAACGCTATGTAATTGATAAGAAAACTCCAGAGGAGATTGCCAAGGAGTGCGGTACTAGTGTTGAAACAATTTATGTTTACCTTGCTAAATTTGGATTAAGGAAGTCAAAGCGATGAATAAATTAGAAAAAGCAATGATAACAGCTACTGTTGTTGGCATGGTTGGATTTGCTTTTGCGTTTTCTTTATTAAGTGGAATTCCAGAAGAGTTTGATTGGGAAGCAGATGATGAGTAACAACCTAAACATAACGGTTGATCAAGTAAACCATCCACAACATTACACAACAGATCCTTCTGGCGTAGAGTGTATTGAGATTACTAGACATCGTAATTTTAACATTGGCAATGCTTTTAAATACCTTTGGCGAGCAGGACTTAAGGATGAATCTAAAACCATACAAGATTTAGAAAAAGCTATCTTCTATATCAAAGATGAAATAAATAGACTAGAAGGTAAATATGTCAACTGAAGAAGATTTAGTCAAGCACTTAGATCAAGTTAATGATGTTGTTTCAGAATACCTGAAGGGTAACGATCCAACAGTTATTTCTAAAGAACTTGACATTCCAAGAACTAGAGTTGTGAGCCTTATCAATGAGTGGAAGACTATGGCTTCTGATAATGCTGCAATTCGTGCTCGTGCAAAAGAAGCTTTAGTAGGAGCAGACACACATTATAGTAAGTTAATTACAAAAACCTATGAAGTTATTGATGAGGCATCGCTACTAAATAACCTAAGTGCTAAAACTCAAGGTATCAAACTTGTAATGGATATTGAGTCTAAGCGTATTGATATGCTACAAAAAGCTGGTCTTCTTGAGAATAAAGAACTTGCAGAAGAGATGGTTGAGATTGAACGAAAGCAAGAAGTCCTTGTTGGGATACTTAGAGATATCGCATCTGAACATCCTGAAGTTAGAGATATCATTATGCAAAGATTATCCTCAATTGCAAAAGATGGAGAGGTAATCACAGTTGTCCATGATGTTCAATGATTTCCTTGAAGTTCTAAAGGAGAATCACTTTATTGAAAAACCTGTTGACGCAAAGACATTTGTTGAGTCTCCAGAGTACCTTGGACAACCCCCTTTATCTGATATACAGTACACAATTGTAGAAGCAATGAGTCAAATTTATCGCAAAGAAGATGTTGTTGATATCATGGGTGATGCTGGAGAAGAATATTTTAAAAAGTATACAAAGAATGAATTGATCTTGCAACTTGGCAAGGGATCTGGAAAAGATTTTGTATCTACAGTAGCATGTGCCTATGTAGTATATAAGATGCTATGTTTAAAAGATCCAGCAATTTATTATGGTAAGCCTGCTGGAGATGCTATTGATATCATTAACGTCGCAGTTAACGCTCAACAGGCTAAGAACGTTTTCTTTAAAGGATTTAAGTCTAAGATTGAAAGATCTCCTTGGTTTGCGGGAAAGTATAATCCAAAGGCAGACTCAATTGAGTTTGATAAATCTATTACAGTATATTCTGGTCACTCAGAACGTGAATCACACGAAGGTTTAAACTTATTTATGGCAGTACTTGATGAAATTTCTGGATTTGCTTCTGAGGTTGCAACAGGAAATGAACAGGGTAAGACTGCTGATAATATCTATAAAGCTTTTCGTGGTACTGTAGACTCTCGTTTCCCTGACCTTGGTAAGGTAGTTCTTCTATCATTCCCCCGTTATCCAGGGGACTTTATATCTCAACGGTATGATTCAGTAATTGCTGATAAAGAAGTAATAGAAAAAACACATAAGTTTATTATTAACGAAGACTTGCCACATGATAATCCAGATAATACATTTGAAATTTCGTGGGAAGAAGATCATATCTTGTCGTATAAAATACCAAAAATATTTGCATTGAAAAGACCAACATGGGAAGTAAATCCTACTCGTAAGATTGATGATTTTAAGATTGCTTTCCTTACAGATTTAGGAGATGCCATGATGCGTTTCCTTTGCACTCCAACATATTCTTCTGATGCTTTCTTTAAACAAAAAGATAAGTTACAAAAATGTATGAATGTTAGAAACCCTATTGATAATTTTAAAAGGT